TTTTTTAGAAGAAGCTGCTAATGCTATTCAGAGCATTAGAAAAAGTGGCTTTAAGTTGAAGAAAGGTGGGTATTCAGATCCATCTTTACCTGATGGTATTATGAGATGGGGGTGGCAAATTAAAAAAGCAAAAACCTCCAGAGATGATAAGATAAATGGTCAATATAAGGACATTAATAATCCTAAAAAACCATCTGAAAAGGATTTAATTAACGGTTTACCTATTAAAAAAGCATGATACCAGTTGAAGGTCATAAAAATCTGTTCCGTGATCCAAGAACAGGTGCCATAATTAATAATAATATGAATGAATATTCAAATTATAAAATGGATAGAAAAAGAAAAATGGATCAAAAAGAAGAATTAGATGAGATGAAAAGAGATATAGATGAGATTAAGTCTTTATTGAAACAGTTAGTTAATCATAAAGCATAAATAAATATATAGATTCTGAATTGCTTACATAAATGGCAGATATTAAGGTCAGAGTAGGTCAAAAAAATGCCGTAAAGGTTATTTCTTCTCTTGCAGGAGCACAAGGTTTATCCTTGTCTGAACTTAGCGATGTCGATGCCTCGAATTTACAGAATGGAATGGTTTTAGTATATAATGTTTCTACCCAAAAGTGGGATGCAACATTAGAATTGTCACCAGGCAATACACCAGATTTAGATATTAATGGGGGTAGCTTTTAAAAATGTCAAGTATTATTCGGATCAAAAGATCGTCTGGTACCGCTAAACCAAGTTCCCTGTTGTGGGGTGAACAGGCTTACGTAACAGGTATAGGAAGTTATGGAGGTCTAAACCAATATAAAGACCGAATATTTATCGGTGATGATGGTAGTAATGTAAATCCAGTTGGTGGATATTATTACGCTTCAATGATGGAGCATGCACCAGGTGCAATTGCAGGTGTTACGAATACAAGAAATAGTGATGGTGGTATAGTTGCTGTTCTTGATAGTGATAGAAAAGTTGATGAATGGAATGTAGATAATTTAAAACTTGATACAAATACTTTATCATCTTCAAATACTGATGGTGATATTATATTAGATCCGAATGGTAGTGGTGAAGTTGTTATACCTGATGATACTTTTTTAAGTTTTGGTACGGGGAAAGATACTAAGATTGAATATGATGAGAATGGAACTGATAAGTTAAGATTTTCTGGTAGTCAGATAAGTTTTGACAATACTACAGAATCAACCGACAAAGATACTGGTTCAGTAATATTTGAAGGTGGTGTTGGTATTGAGAAGAATTTAAATATTGGTGGTGATTTAGATGTTGGTGGTAGTGTATCTGTAGGAGCGTTAGGTTCTGCAGAAATAGGTCATATTAGAATAAAAGATAATATAATATCATCTAGTAGTGCTAGTAATGATAAGATTTATATTGATCCATTTCCTGATGGATTAAGTAATCAAGGTGATGTTATTATTAAAGGTAACTTACAGGTTGATGGTACAACAACTGCTGTTAACTCAACTAATGTAACGGTTAATGATCCAATTTTTACTATTGGTGATGTTACAAGTGAAAGAACTGTTATGTCAACAGTTTCTGTTGGTGCTAATCAAATAACAATAGATTCTGTTGTTGGTATTAATACTGGAGATACTGTTAGTGGTAGTGCTTCACTTCCAAATAGTGGATTAACTACAATTACTGCATATGATACTGCAGGTAAAACAATTACTATTCAGGGTACAACTACTGCAGGAATTACAACACAAACTCAATTAACAATTACACATGCTTACGATACTAATACAGATCGTGGTATAGCATTTAATTATAATGTTGGTGTTGGAACTGCAAATGCTAAGACAGGTTTCTTTGGTTACGTAGATACTGATTCTAATACTAATAGTAATGCTCCTGAAGGTGCTTGGACTTATGTCCCAGATGGAGCAATTAATAACAGTACAGTAAGTGGTACTAGAGGATACCTTGATATTAAAGGTATCTATTATCAAACTGCTGATTATAATACTGGTGGTGTTGTATATTTCGATTCTAACGGATTACAAACATCTACTAATGCTGTAGCATCTCCAGTTGATACTTCTAAGCAAATTCTTACTGCAATTACAAAGATAACTCTTGGATTACCATCTAATGTTACCTTAGTAAAGGGCGATATTGTTAAACAGGATACTAGTAATGCTTATGGTGTTGTAGAAAGTGCAGTTAATAATGCTGCATCTATTCCACTTATAGGTGTTGAAGGAACTTTTGTTACTAATCAAAATATTAGAAAGGAAGGTAATAACGGTTCTGTACAGAATCTTTCTGTAATACCTAATGATGTTACTACTAACTATACTAATAAACCATCTTGGACTTCAACACTTGACGGAGGAACGTTCTAAATGCAACAAAACAGTGAAGTTGACGTAAATGTTTTAATGAGTCTATATCATCAAAAACTTGCACAAGCAGCGAACCAAAATGTACTTTTGGAAGCAAAACTTCAAACTCTAAAAAAAGATTTTGAAGAGGAGAGAGACGATCTTTTAAAAGAGATTGCAGATCTAAAAGAAAAATATGAGGAAACCACTTAAAAATGGCAAAACCATCAACTAGACAAGGACTTATTGATTACTGTTTACGGAAGCTAGGTGCTCCTGTATTAGAGATTAATATTGATGATGATCAAATAGATGATCTAGTCGATGACGCTATTCAGTTATTTAATGAGCGTCATTTTGATGGTGTTGAGAGAATGTACCTCAAATACCAGTTTACTCAAGAGGATATAGATAGAGGTCAAGCAAAAAATACAGATGGAGTTGGTATTGTAACTACAACTGCTACTTCTACTAATATAGCAGGATATGGAACTACTACTAGTAGTTGGTATGAAACTTCTAATTTTTTACAGGTTCCAGATTCGGTAATTGGTATAGAAAAAATATTTAAATTTGATACTAGTACCATATCAGGTGGAATGTTTAGTATAAAGTATCAATTATTCTTAAATGATCTTTATTATTTTAATTCAGTTGAATTGCTTCAATATGCAATGGTTAAATCCTATCTTGAAGATATTGATTTTTTATTAACTCCAGATAAACAGGTAAGGTTTAATAAGAGACAGGATAGATTATATTTAGATGTAGATTGGAAATCAATAGATAAAGATGAATGGATTATTTTGGATTGTTATAGAGCATTAGATCCAACATCATTCACCCAAGTCTATAATGATCCATTTCTCAAATTGTATCTCACTGCTCTTATAAAGAGACAATGGGGACAAAATATGATTAAATTTAAGGGAGTTAAACTTCCTGGTGGTATAGAGATGAATGGTAGGGAAATTTATGATGATGCTGAGAGAGAAATTGAAGCACTTAGATCTAGAATGGCATCGGAGTATGAATTACCTCCTTATGATTTTGTAGGTTGATGACATATGGCATTAAATCCATTTTTTCTACAAGGATCATCTTCTGAGCAAAGATTAGTACAAGATCTTATAAATGAACAATTAAGGATGTTTGGTGTTGAAGTCACCTACATTCCAAGAAAATTTGTAAATACACAATCAGTTTTTCAAGAAGTTCAATCATCAAAATTTGATGATAATTTTTCTATAGAAGCATATGTTAATACCTATGAAGGATATTCTGGTGCTGGTGATGTTTTAACTAAGTTTGGAATGAGTTTAAGGGATGAAGTTACCCTTACTATTTCAAAAGAAAGATTTGAGGACTTTGTTGCACCATTTATGGCAGGTCTAGATGATGGTAGTGGAACTGGTGAAATAATACTTTCAACTCGTCCAAGAGAAGGAGATTTAGTTTATTTTCCATTAGGACAAAGATTATTTGAAGTTAAGTTTGTAGAACATGAAGATCCATTTTATCAGTT